GACTAGCTTCTCTTTTGTTGAAGTCTAGCCTAAGCAGTTTTCATGGCCTGATGAGGAACCGAAACCCAAATAGGGGTCGCCATGTGGTATAACGTATTTATTTGGAGGATGCTGCTTGTCATCCTAGTCTTGTTCGTTAGTTTTGCGTCCCTCTTGTTTATGTGGGGAGGCTTTGGAATATTGCTGGCTTTGCCAGCCTTCTTTGTTGGATTTTGTGGCCCAGTCGGTTGTGCTTTGATCATGATCCTGGGCCCCTTGTCTGGTTATGTCTTTGTCTCCATATTTCGCGACAGCCTCGCTCGCGAAGTGGCGATTATTGACTCAGTCGGTGAGGAGGCCGCCTTGTGGGTCTCTTCGGATGTTAGCACACTTTCATCCCACCCGCTTAAGCTCGTGATGAGGGAAGTTATCTGGATGGGCCATGACGAGTCAGGGATTTGGCTTCAAGCATGGGCCCATACCTTGAAGCTTCCCGTGGAACTGCAAGACATGGTGGGGCGAGGTGCCGCACAGTTTGGTTCCATTTTGTGGTCGAGACTTGTGCTCTGGCTACACGCTGGCATGACGGAGTGGCCATCTGCTGTCTTTTCTTGCTTCGCCATTTGGCGTATTGCTAAGCAGGCAAAGGCATTAGGGGTTTGGTGGTACACGAAGTTCTGGTGGCGTTTGGTAACAGCCCTCATTTTCCTTTACCACCTTCCCCCGGACGTGATGGTCCCTTTATTGTTCAGGGGCTGTTATTGGCTCCTGCGAGAGGTTGTCGCCATAACTCACCAGCGCAAGGAAGCTTGGGAATGGCTTCAGACTTTTTATGTCGCCATCCTAGTCAAATTTATTGCTTGGGCCGAGTCTGTCAATAGTGAATTCGAGAAACACCACTCTCTGGCTATTGCCAGAGGCTCTTCTCGGCTCACCCAGCACTTTAAGTCAATGGTGATGACAGCTTCCATCGTCGTGTCTGACTTGGCACTGCCATCCTATGTGAGAACAAAAGGACCTCTTAGGCCTGACCGTGAGACCCTGGAGGCTTCTTTGACACTCATGAAGGACCTTGGTTGGCCCATAAATGTAGATGTCACAGATCCTGCCCCGTTAACTTCCCAGTCATTCAAAGAGTGGGTGCTTTGTGGGTCAGACTTCAAGCAGGGGATTCATAACCTCAAGATGCAAATCGATGAAGATCTTGAATCCCTGCGCATTGCTGGCATCCGATATAGGCGGTCTGAGGAGTATGCTTCTGTTGAGAACGAATTGGAAGCCACTTCACGGTATTTCCGCTCTCCGAAGTATGACTATCCTGACCTTGACTTGGATGATGTCTGGTTTGTCCTGGGGGACATCTTTAGGCATTCCCGGCTCACATCTTTTAACTACATCATTCGGATGTGGGAAAAGAAGTATGCGCTGGGTGCTTTCATGAGAGATCCTCTCAGGCTACGCAGCAAGTATAAGCGTTCCAAGTTTATCCATGACTTGGGTGGTTATGGCCCTTTCAAGGCATTGTGGGCCCGCACCTTCTGGGCCGCGACTCAGATTTTGCCAGTGTCAGCTGTGTCTGTGAAGGGTGAGGCTTTGCCTGAAAAGAAATGGGCCAATAACATGGTTCGCACCATCATTGGTTCGCCTATTACCCAATACATTTTGTCAACCATTTGGAATTATGGCCCCAATCACAGGTTCTCATGGGTCTCGACACCCATTAAAATTGGCATGCCACTTAATGGTTACTGGATGTCCAC